TTCTGAAATTTTTATTCGATGAATAATTGCTTCCGCATCATCTAATGAGGTAGCTGTGTACGGAACAATTAAATCATCTGCTGGAACAAACTTTGATACTGCTCTTTGTTCCATGTCATCATAGTAAACTTTTTTAAAAGCAGAACCTGCAAGAGGAAGATTAAATAACATTTGATCAAACTCTGGTTCATACTCTTTCATTTTTTCCATGATTTCATAATTCATAAAATCTTTAACACGTTGTGCTTGCTGTGTTTTTTCAGGTGTAGATAATCCTAAAACTTGTGTTCTAACTGGACCATCACTTGGTAATAATTCTTTATAAGCTAATGCTTGAAATTGAGTAACAGCTTCTGCAAGAACTGGGTGTGTTGCACCTGAAGCTCCTTGAAATGGTTCTGTTCTGTTATTGTATTTAAAACCTAAAAGGTCTAAACCTTGTGTATATGTTTTTTCCCATTCTTTTCTTGATGAGACATAATCCATATACTTACCATTTAAATCTGAAGCTAATCTAGCAAGTACATCATCTGGTAAAAAATCTGCAAGGTTTGCATAATGTTCATCACCGCCTTCGGGTGATGCTGCAGCTGGATCTAAATTTATATCAACAGATCCATCTTCATTTTCTTGAATGTCAACAGGGCCAAGAGATTCTTCTTGTGCTTTAGTTTCTTCAATTACTTGTTCTTGTATTTCCTCTTCTCCAGGAATTTCAAATTCTTTTCTTACTTCGTTTGGAAGTGCTTTGTCTATATCCGCCATTTATTTTTTCTCCAGATTGTTTGACTGTTTTAGCAGTATTATAATGAATATTCAAGACCCCATCAGGTGTTGTAACTACTTTAATACTATCGTACTTAATATCCATACCCTGAGGCGTGGGTCCGGACTCAGGAGGTAATAAGTGTTTCTTTGGGTATTTATTCGTCATAAGTGTATTTCTTCATATCTTCTAAATCTACATCATCTATAAATTCTTCTACGTCTTTTAACTTGCCTTCTGCATCAGGTCTCACGCTTGCTTCATTGTAAGTCACGCCTCCGGTCTCAGGGTCATAATCTAATTCCATTTCGTGCTCTTTATAACCAAACTCACCTTTGTCATCTACTTTTTTAATTGTTGTTTTATTACCTTGTTGTGTAACAACATAATCATCTAATCTATATTGGTCAGCAAATTCATCTGCTCTATTACCAGTAAAGTTTTTCTTTCCAAAGGTCACAACTTTAGTTATAAGATCTCCTAAAAATTCTGGTGTACCATCTACACCTCTTTTAACTACTTCTACAACTTTAGGTGCAGCAACCATTGCAGGTTTTAAAAACTTACCTACGATTGGTATAGATGCAATACCTCCAGCAATCTTCATAAACTTTCTTCTTGAAGGATCATCTGGTCCGTCTGCAAAACCTATACGTCCGCCTGCCGCCATATATTGTGTTGGAATTTCTTGACCAGCAAATCTTTTACCTGTTATTAAATCTTTTAAACCACTCATACTAATAGCTCTTGCTCTAGCAATTTTTGCTTCATTCTCTTTGTTCTCAGCTTCAATTCGTTCTTGAGCTAATTGATATTTTCTTTTTGCTTCTTCATCAGTTAAATCTGATTTAACTTTAGGTGTTTCAAAATCACTATCTAACATTGATTCGTCTTGAGCAATTTGATCAGCCATCTCTGCTTGTTTAACAACAGATCTTGCTTCTCTTTCCTCAGGAGATAAAGCCATTAAATCTTTTGCAGAACCAATTACATCGGTTCCAATCAAACCATACTCTAGGGCTTCGGCAACAGGTCTCCCTGCTTTCAATGCTTCGTAAGTATCATCAACTGCAATGTAAGTACCACGTGGACCTAATGCTTTTAAACCTAATGTAAAAAATTTTTTCTTTTTAATATCATCAGGAATGTTTTTTATTCCTTCTACTATTTGTTCTAGACCTGGAAGTAATGCTGCTTTTAGTTTTGGAGAATTATTAGATTTTATTAAACCTAAATTTTCAGCTACTTTCGCACCGCCAGGTGAGGCTAGTTCATCAACATTTTTTAAAAATTTTTGTCTATCTTTAAGTAAATCAAAATCTTTTCCTGCTACTTTTCTTTCTTGATCTATTTGATTTTTTAAATTTAATTCTATTGTATCTAAATCTTTATCAGTTAAATCTTTTACATTTTTACTTTTTAACATTCCCATTCCATATGTTTTTAAATAATCAACTCCATAAACATATGGTTTTAAATCTTTTGCATTTACTAATATTCCTTGAATACGATTATCTGTTAAATCAACGACTGTAGATATTTTTTTATTATTAAAATCTATTTTATCTTGTATAGTTTTTGGAATTTCTAGACCTTTATTAGTAGAACGTTTAGCTGTTTTAAGTAAATTTCTTTGTTCTTCATATAAACGATCTAGTTTATTTTCAAATTTTCTAACTGCTCCACTATTAATAGTGGGATCTTCAACTCCTAAATTTAAAACATTATAAAGCTCATTTAATTTTCCAACTTGTTTATAACTAACTCTATGAGCAGTAGCTAAATCTTCAAATGTTTTTAATCTACCAATGTCGGCTTCAATATTTCTGTCAGAAACCTGATCTAATATTATTGCTCTAGGCGATCTATTTTGTTTTTTTTGTTTTGCTAAATTTTTAGAAAATTTATTATACCCTGCTACAGCATTGTCTGCTTGAGATTTAGTTTTATAGTATTTTGTTCCTTGATATGCAGAAGGTATTTTAGTAGTTTCAGGTGATCCTGGTATATTAAATGTTACTTTATATTTAGAACCTTTAGGCGCTAATACTTCTGTTTGATTACTACCTACTTTAAAACCTCTTAAATCTCTATCTGTAACTTCTCTTACAATATTATATCTATCTTTTGGAGCTTTTGGTTCTTGTGTTTTAAATTTCGTAGGTCTTACAAGATTTCCTGCTTCTTCTTCTGCAGTTATGAATCTTCTTATAGTTGAGTCATCAATATTAATAGGAGGTACTTCTTCTGCTAATTTTTTAGATATATAAGTAGAACCACCTTCACCAGACGTATATATATTTTTAATTTTAGTTTTTACATCCTCTGTAAAAGGACTAGTTCTCTTACCACTTTGTTTTAAACCAATACTGTAAGCTTCAGATGTAGTTGGATATCTTTTATTTTCTTTTATAAAATCTTCGTATTTATTTACTTGGCTTTTAAAAAATTTTAATTCATTAGTTTTATCAAGCTCTCTAAAATTTTTACCATATTTATCTTGAGCAGCTTTATCTAAAAGTTCTTTTCCAAATTTATCTTCATAGGCTTTAAAAGAAGCTTCTGATTTAGAAACATTATTAAAACCTTCTCTTGTACCAAGATCAGTTCCTTCGAACTGACCACCACCTATTGCAAAATCTTTTCTGGTTTCTCTAGCAGGACGAGTCAGATACGACATCATCTGTTCGTATTCACCGATCTTCATTATAGTCCCATCAAGTAGTTTAGGCCGCCTTGTGCATTTTTACGTCTAGATGTGTTTTTAAATGTTTCAATAATATCGTCTGGATTCATTCCTCTTTCTAACATTTTATAAGACTCTTCTAAAGTTGCAATTACTTCAGCTTTTCTTTGAGGATTATCATCAACTAAAATTCTATTTAATAACTCTTCATCTAATCCGGGAAACCTTTGTTTAAGTTCAAATCGTTCCACCATTTGAGGAGCCAGCTTTCTAACTTCATCTACATCAATAACATCTTCTGATGATTCAACGTTTGGATTTCTAGTTTCAAAGTCTTCAAACTCTTGTACATTTTTTGGTCTATCCATTTCATCGGCAGTCTTTACTGTGTCTTTACCAAATTTTTTATTTAGAGCTTGTACTAACTTTTGAATTCCTTTTGGTAAACTGCCAATTGAGTAACCCATTCTACCACCCATAGATTTTTTAACTCTAGATACTTCATCAAAAACTCTGTCATAAAAATTTAAAGTCTCATCTATATCAACACCTTCGTCCATAGCATTCGATCTTATTTTTGCAAGTGTAGTTGCAAAGTCATCTGATTTAGTTCCTGAGTACATAATGTTTGTAAGTAGATCATCGTCAAGACCTTGTTCTAATAAATCATCAAACATGTTAGATCTAACAATTGCACCCATATCTACATCTTGAAATACACCTGTGCCTGCGTCTTCAACCAAGTCTGCTATAAATAATTTTTGTCTTGTAGATTTTGCACCTAACTTATCAATGAAGCCTTTAGCTTTATTTAATTTTCTTGCATTGTCTTCTAATGTGAATGCAGACATTTCTTCTTCAGTTACAAATGGTCTATCTAAATCCGGTTTCCTGGTTCCTGGAGCCTGACTCATGATGCCTTCTTGTTTATCTTGTGGTAGTATAGAAATATTATCTCCTTGAGATTTAATCTTGCCTTCAGCTTCTGCTCTGATCATTTGGTTTTCAATTGGATTAGGATCTCTGTTTTTTATAGATCTAAAACCTTTAAGCAAAGCGTTATATGCTTCTTCAAGTGTTTTATAAATTTTTATAGGATTAGCCATAACTAGTAATACGTCCTTTGTTTTTGTGGCATCTCTTCATCCTCATAGTCTTCAGGATGTTCAATCAAACCACCTTGTCTAAATCTCATAACAGCTTGAGTCATGGAGTCAACTAAGTCATCATGATCTCCATATGGAAATGCTGCACATTCTTCGATAACTTCCTGTGCAAAGTCCATATCTTTGGGCGCCCATATTCTCCCTGATTCAAACAGCGGAGAGACACTGTTAACCCTCGTATGTTTATCGTTACCTTTTGAGGGTGTGAAATTTATAACAGGTATACCCATTTTTCGCAACTCATAAGTTAAAGGTAGTCCAGAAGCTTTAGATTCAATAATCACTGTTTCCGGATTCCAGTAACCATATTGTTCCATAGCAACACGTCGTAGCTCTGGAAACTCAAAACGGTCTTTAACTGCATCTAGTAATATCAAACACTGTCCGCTATCTTCAGTGGGTGTAAACACACCCCAAGTAGTAATAGCAGAGTAATCTGCTGTTTGTTTTTTCATAAATGCCGTGTCATATGATTGTATAACATGTTGTAGTGGAGGTAAATCTTTTTCCCAATCTTGCCACCATTCTCTTTTAATTAATGCTCCTTCTTCACCGGTTGGATTCTGCATGTATTGTGCATTCCATTTAGATAAAGGTATAGAAGCTTTTACTGATTCTAAATCCTTCAGGTTCCAGTATTCAGGCCACAAAGGTTTTTTATTTGGTAGGATTGCAGGAAACTCAATTACTTCCCATTGATCAGCTTTAGGTTCTTTTTGTGCTTTAATTAATCTACCTGATAAATCTTTTTCATTCCATCTTGTCATTACAATTACAATTGTTCCACCAGGTTGAAGACGTTGACGTGGACCAGATGTATACCACTCATAAGTCCTCTCTAAAGCTTGAGCGTTCATTGCATCTTGTTCAGTATGTGGGTCATCAATAATCAGGAGATCGGCACCACGACCGGTGATTGCAGATCCAACACCAGCAGCATAATATTCACCACCTTGTTCGGTTTCCCATTTACCAGCAGCTTGAGAATCTTCTCTAAGTCTAGTTTTAAAAACTTCTTTGTATTCAGGTGAGTCCATAAGTTGTTTTGCTTTACGACCAAACCTTACAGATAATTCTGTTGTGTTAGTTGATTGAATAATTTTTAGTTTAGGATTACGACCAACCATCCAAGCAGGTAATAAATATGATGCAAACTCAGACTTAGTATGTCTAGGTGCCATATTAATTATAACACGTTTAGTTTTACCTGTAGCTATATCATTAAATTTTTTAGCAACTTGTTTGTGATGTGATCCTTCAATAAAATCTGGCCATACATGTTTTACAAAAGCCATAAAGTCCTCTCGGATATCAGCTTCTTTTTTCTTATCTTTCCATTTAGCCATATACAAAGCTAATTGTCTTTTTACATCAGGTGGTAATTTCTCAAACTTTTTTAACTTATCTATATCCATAACTCATTCAAAAAAAATTTCTAAAAAATTTTTACAACTTTAATTTAAAAGGTTCAAAAGTATTTTAAGCCTCTAAGTGTATGAAACTCGCAATAAATGCGTAACTCTGGGACCCCTTTATATACATATCTATATATTAATAATAAAAAAAGTTCAAATTTGCTAGGGGCCCTGGTACCTCTATTGAGGGACCAGGGCCAGAAAGGTTGGTTCTAGTCTAGTAGAACCATATATGCTTCAGCATTATGTTGCCTGAACCAATTCAAATGTTTACGCATTATATCCCAATGCTTAGATGCACCCTGTCCTTTTGTTCTGTCTTCTAGGGTTGCCATTACTTCAGCTAAGAAAATACAATCATGTCTTCTTGCTTCTTCTTTTGTAAGCATGACAGACTCGCCGTTGAATCTGTTCTTACGTTCTTCTGTTCTTTGTTGTGTCATATTATACCTTTCGTTAATAGGATAATCCTACTCTACAATCTGTCCGTTGTCAACCCTTTGAATAGAATATTCTGGACCATAATAACTATTATTTTCATTCTTGACCTTGGCATAACCTTGGGTTTCGCGTCTGTGTCTGATAAACTCAATCGGTCGACCATGTTCAATGTTTTCCATGTTATCACTCAGCCAATCAAACTTACATCGTTGACCACAAAAATATTTATCTGAGTCTGGTGCTTGCCACCCCCATTGATTTGGTCCTTGATCTAATGTTGCATATGCATAGCGCCCTCTAATCACACCTCTAGATTTTAGAAACCTATCTTGCGTAACTTGTTCATGACATCTTGGTCCTTGGCAAAAATGTTTATTTGGCATTCCAACTTCCTTTCATTCTTCTCATTTCTGAGTGAAGTTCTTGCATGTGCATTGTGCTACAACTATTAATCCAATCAATTAATTCCTGTCGCATGGACTTTTGTTCTTCGTGTGCTTTTGCTTTGTTCTTGTCTATTGTTTCAAAGTGTTCTTCTTTTAGTTCAGCCATTAGTACCTCACTTTCCAACTGTCTTTGACAGTTCTATATCCTAATTTATCTAAATCAAAATAAGTCATTAATGCAGTTCCGACTTTGCTAGTCCAATATTTACACTTGTCATCAAACTTACCAAATCTAGTTATGTGTTTTTGATCTTTGTTAGAATAATAAGTTATTCTAAATACTTTGTCTTTTATCATAATTATACCTTTCTAGTTAATAGGACTATCCTATTACAGATAGCCCTAATTGTCAAACTTAATTTATACTTTCTTCATATTTTTTTCTTGCCAATATTTTAGCCTCTCTTGATTGATGTTTATTTTTCATGCCCTTGATCATACTTGCAAGGTTGCTAGGATTGTAGATAGTCAAACCTGTTGAGTTGGTTCTAATCAATTCAGCTTCGTCAACTTGTATTCCAAGTTCAGTAGCCAACTCAATACCCTCGCTTAAATATCTATATGCTTTCAATCCAATCTTTAGCTGATCGCATTGTTTTTGAATTGTATCAATCCATGTTTGGTGTTTCGATACCAAATTACCTTTTGCAATTCGCCACCTTTCAAACATTGAATACTCATCTTTGGTACATGCGATTGCTCTTGATCTGCAATAAGATGTTCCAATGACATCAAGATAGTATTGGTCATTAAAAGTTTTAGCCATACCAACTTCATCACTACTACTATGATAACTATTGCCACTACCACCCAATGCTTTCACACATGCGTCCACATGTTTTGTTTTGTGTGGATTGTCTTTGTTCTCGGATTGTTGTGCATAGATATCTGGATTGCAATCCATAGCTTTTAAATCTTCTCGGTAATATGCAAACGCAAACTTTCTTCCGTCATCACTACTATACTCGCTACCATTTAGATTACCAAACAAACCAAAATCAAAATGTGATTTAGTTTCTTTTTCGTCGCCGTCCTCGTCTTTATCTTCATTGTGTGCAAAGTAAAAACATTTATCTTTTGCTACAACATCACAAGGACTTCCATATTTCTTTTTGAAAGAACGCAACACCGAAACATCTTCTGTTGGATATGCTCTTGTTACAACTCTCTTTGCAAGATTATGTGCAACACTATATTCAAGATCAACTTCTTCTCTTGCCTGTAAGTATGCCTCTCGTTCTTGCGTGTCCTCATTCTCAAAGACATTTTTTATTTTATTAAAGAGTTTGTTTCGCAACTCTGTATTCATTCTTATTTTTGTCATTTTGACCTTTCTGTTAATTATTTTTATTTTTTTAATTTACACTATTGACAAATAATGTCAATAGGATTATATAGGAGTATCAGCTTCATTTGTGAGTTTATCGCTGAACATAACTATAAACTCTCGGGTAAAGACCCCACGTCACACCGCCTTCCTTGAGGCCGTCTTCGTTGGGGTGCTGATCCCAGATCTATTTCTGGAAGATAGCCATTGAGATAGATCCGGGATCAGTCATTATTGACTGTGGAGATAAACACTATAACACGAGGGCACACGTAGGATCCTGTATGGTATTAAGCAACGTTACCTACCTTGCGTAGCATAGTGACTGATCATTATTTGCTGGACCCTGACAGGTGATAACCTGTTAGGCCTGTTGCCCGGGCTGTTAAAATAAAGCACGCCGGCCTCAACTCAGGGT